ATCATCGTCTAACATATAGTCTGCCCATTCATATGCTGATCTTTTTATCTCAGGCATTTGACGCCCCTTACTATTAGGTAGTAATCCAGCAAGAGCTTGTCCTGCTAGATAACGCCGAGCGGTAAGGGGCTTTATTGTTTTAACGTTACGCTTCTTTTTTATGTAGGTCTTTGCTTCGTTCTCTAATTCTTTGCTCATTATCACTTACTTTTTTTAAGTTAAAGAAATATGCAGTATTAAATCCATACTCCCAGCTTCTGTTGTTGTTACTATTTAATGAGTAGGGATTACCTAATCTGCCATTCTTAAATGACTTAGAACCTTCATCGTAGGGATTCATTTATGTACCTCTTTCATTGTTTCCATCATTTTATCCATGTACCACCTTGCTTTCTCCATATCCTCAACTGGTTTTTGTTTGTATCTATGGCGGTGTTGATACTTAACCATGTTCCCTTGGCAGTAAGCAATGAAACCTTCATTACCTAGCACCTGCTTAATATAATCTATACATTCTATATCACCTGTGTTATAATGAAAAGGTTTACTGACAGAGTTATACTCAGCAATAAGATTTTCGTCTGGTATTCTTGATGGCTTAATCATAATTTAATTAACTCCGCATTAGTATAAGGTATGTGGAAGAATAACTCACCTTTCTTAATTCGTCCACCGTGTGCTTCACCAAGGCTTTCTTTTGTAAGACAAGTGTCTTTAATTCGCCACACTTGTTTCATATCATTACGAAAGACGTAGAAGTTTAGCACCCCATTTATTCCCTCGTACTTATCTAACAACCTTTGTTTTCTTTCTGGTATCCTTATCTCTTTCCAGTACGTAGGCCAATCACCTGTCCACTGAGACTTAACCTCCGCTTCATTGAAGTAGGTGTAACCTTCTTTCTGAGACACTACATCTGCGTAGTAATCTTCCTCACTATTAATAATGATATGCCCCTTGCCCTCAAGTAATTGGATCAAAGTATCTTTAGCAATACCATCGTATTTTTTATATAAAGATTTGTTAAAATGTTTTCTTACTGCCATTTTATTTTCCTTCGTTTAGTTCGGTTTCATGTTTCTTTAGGTACTCATATGCATTGATTACCCTGTCGGATGAGTCTGAGAAAGCTCCCAGACCCACGTTACAGTGATGGCATACCCAACCTCTGTAGGTTTCAGTATCGTGACAGTGGTCAAGTACCCAACTCTGAAGTCTCTTTTGTCCCTTCCTAGATATCTCTTCTATACTCCTAGTACATATAGGGCATTTATAATTATCATCTGGGTAGATATGGATAGTCTTCAAGTGTTTAATTAAATTTGATTGATTCCTCGCACAAGTTCTACATTTTCTTTTGATCTCACCTGATAGCATATGTTGAAAGTTTTCTACTGGTTGCGTGACACCACAGTTATTACACTCAAGGCCCCCCTCAAAATGAACCTTTATATTTTCAAACATTTCTAATTGCATTAGTTAATATCCACCATCTCGCAGACATCACCAGTACATGCCAGTGTCTGCATTCCAGAAGTATTATCTTCTGCTTCATACTCTGAAAGACCTTCCCATTTAATTGAGCTAGGCATACAGGATAGTAAGGTCTTATAGTCTGTCCTAGAACAATCTTGGTAAGGTGCTTGCTGATACGTATGCTCATTGAAAGGTAGGAAGGATACACCAGACATCTCATCGAAATGCTTATGTACAAATGCACCTACTTCAAACCACTCAGCATTTTTAACGTTGATAGTCACCGATGGCTTATGCTCACACCACGATCTTTGATAAGCTAGCCACATATCTAGTTGTTGTATGGCTGACATATCTGCAGTAACTACTGCTCCATCAGGAGACTTCATAGGGAAGCTGAACACAGTAGTCTGATCAGGTTTCATTACATCTGGTTGACTAGGTACACCCTGATCCTTCATGAACTGTGTCAAAGGATCTTTATTGTCACCACGCACAGTACGAATATAATAGGCTGAGTGACGAGCGTGAATACCAGAGGCGGAATCAACAAGTTGTGATACCGTGCCTGAAGGTTTAACACAGCTGATAGCAGTAGCAACAGGGATGTCAAGAAGCTTAGCCCACTCAGCATTAGTAGCAACAGAGATAGATTTAAGATGCTCAAGAGTTTTATCTAACCCCTCATTTTCAGTTGTCATTAAAGGATTGTCCATGATGCCTGTTAGTGACACACCTAACAAACGTTCTTCTTCTGTATTCTTCTGCCAGATCTTACGCAAGTAAGGAAACTTAGTGTAAGTAGACTGGATAGTACCAAGGATCGTAGCTATACGAACCTTATTAGCAAGGCTAGTGACATCATCAGTAGAACGTACTACAATCTCTGTAAGATTACAGAACTGATTTGGTCGTAAAATTATCTCGCTGCAAGGATTTGTGCCGAACTCATAGTCAGCATCACGTCTACCATTCTTAGCTGCTTGCTTCTTAGAAGCTTCACGATTGAAGATACCACGCTCACCTGAGCCTGACTCAACCAATGCGGTCCACTCACGCATGAATGATAAGCTGTCAGGTTTGTCAGTGTATGCCACAGAGTTGTTAGCTAAGGCACGTTGTGGATTGTTATCCCACCATGCACCAGACTTAGCGTGACGCATCTTGTCATCTGACATGTTAGACAGAGAGATCATAGCTGATCTACGTACACCACCTACTACAACTACCTCACCGATCTTACACATGACATCGTGACACTCAAGAGATGATAGCCTACGACCCTGTGCTTCCTTGAAGGTATGAACGACAAAGTTAAACAGATCAATCAATGGTGCTGGACCTGAGGCACGGCCACCGAATGTTTTTAGCCTTGCACCAGCAGGTCTAACTCTGCTAGTATCCCACTTAGGAACCTCACCGCTGTACAGGAGTGCAATAACTTGACGAAGACCCTTAGCCCAACCCTCTTTACTATCCCTGATGACTATTGTAGTCTCGCTCTCAAAGAGTTGAGGCACATCTGGGAGCTTACTGATGAACTGTCGTTCGACACTGAAGCCAACACCAGTACCACAGAGGAGGATAAACATAGCCTCATCAAAGGCCTTCATGTCATCAACAGGTAGGTAGGAACAGTTATAACCTGCTGTATTGTCACGCATAAATGCTGGGCCAGCTGTCATCAATGCCCTCATAGAAGGCATGCAACCTAAGCTGAGGATAGAATCTTCTATCTCTTGTATAAGCTTAGTCATCTTAGGTACAGTAAGGTTAGCCTTCTCAAGGGCTGGACGTACTACGTTATCAGTGTAACGTGTGACTGTCTCACTCCAAGTTTCACGCCGACCTTTTTCATCTAGCCAACGTGCGTAACGTGACTTGTGTATGAATGTTTGGTAGTCAGTAGGTAGATAGTTACTCATCTGTTGTCTCCATTTCCTTTTAGTGTTCCTCTTGCTTCACGTCCGTCTAGCTTACTTACGTTCTCTTCTATCACTTCACGTAGATCAGAACCGTAGTAGTTAGCCAAGGCTGTAACGTAAAACACTACATCGCCTAGCTCCTTGACGATATCTTGTTTAGTAAACCTGGACTTGTCTCTGATAAGTTTCTTAACTTTCTCAGCTACTTCTCCAGCTTCACCAACAAGACCTAGTGTATTTTCTACAAGACGTTCATCACTTGAGGTTAAGATCTTAGTCTCAACCCAATCACTGTACGTCTTCAATGGATCTTTAGATTGATCCACTGCACTTAAGTATCCCATACTCATTAGATCATTAATGTCTATCACAGATTTAGTTCTGTCTGAGTATCATTGGATGAGTCTAAAGATTTTTTTAGCTCAGTTGTTTTCATTTGTTGTATAGCTTGCACACTCTGAAGCATATGGTTGAGTAACGAAGAGGTATTCATACCTAGGTTCAAGGTGTTTGTAATCTTGATCTGATCTTCATTGAAGTTGTCAGTATCATACTCTATATCATCAAGGGTTATCTTAGTCATTCTGTCTTACCTCACAGTCGGTTACTTGGATATCATCTATCTCATATAGATGATCTTGAATTACCTCACCTATTACAGCAAGATTATAGTCGTGGTCAACCTCTAAAAAATTTGCTTTAGGGTCAACCTCAATGGTTAAGTTAAGTTCAAATTGCACAGTGAAAGTCCCTAGTTATATTTAAACGGTAGGTATAGTCAAGCATCGTTTGCATCATAGTTTATAATTAATGGGTCAATGTTTGACTCAAAATAAACCTTCCACTCGTATGCATCTGCATAGACTTCAAAGTAAAAGTCTCCGTCAAACAATCCCTCATCATCCTCAGCCTTACAAAGCATACTATACTCTGCATCATCAGGCCACTCATTACTATCGGGACACTCATCTCTAGAGACTGGACCTTTTAGTATATCCCAAATTTTTATGCTCATTTTTTCCAGTTCCTTAGCAGTTCCATGTAATGGTCCATGCCTACCATGATAATCCAAGGTTGTCTATCGGACCTGTAAAAAACTACTGGCTCACCCTTACCATGTTTACCTGCTTGATCTATGTAACTATAAGCAGTTTTCATTCCAGACTTACGCCTCTTAACCTCAATGCTAATTGGCAATGTCTTTCTGGCAGAAGGTGATAGCTGTATGTCCTCACCGCCATCACCCATAGTTGTGCTCTTGATGTCATCATTCTCAAACTCAGGGAATGTTTCTAGTAACCTATCCCTAACCTCTTGTTGACCACCTCTGCCCTTAGCCTTGGCTGCTCTAGTCATGACTGATCATAGCCATGAAGGTTTATCCATGATGGTGTAGTCACCCCAACCTGTGCCATAGTCTACATCTTTCTCTGCCTTAGCAATTACAGCCAAAGTTTTATGTAGTTGGGCAGTAGCCCACGACATAACTTCTGTACCCATCAAATGTAGGTGCGACAGAAAAGGTGCTGACTTCTCACAGGCAATGAATGAAAAATTAGTTACATCATAACCTGCTAGCCTACAAGTATAAACATAGTGAGCGCCTTGTATGAAGTACCCATACTTTACACACTCACTTATAAAACCTTTAGGGCTTGCGTCTTGTGTAGTCTTTACATCGTACACAGTTTTATTAGACTCAATCATTAGGTCTGGTCTTGTCTTTAGCATCAGTCCAGACACTGGATCTTCTACAAAGATACTAATCTCATTTACCCTATCAGGGTGTTTCAAAGCCTCAGCACATACAGGGTTATTTAAAGCACCCCTAGTAATACAGTTAGCTACGTTAAACTCTACCTCAGTTAAGAGTACCTGATCTTTAGTTAAGTTTTCTTTTAGATCTTTGAAGGCAGCACTTGCCTTAGTCTTTGGCCCTTTGATTACTAGTTTCTTATCAGCCTCCAACAAGTTTGCATGAACAGCATTACCCATAGCAAATGCTGCAGACTGAGAAATCTTCTGTCCCTTCCAGTGGGCTAGAGATTTCTTATAGACTGCTTTCACAGCACTTGAAGAGATACCATCTATTGAGTGGTACTCTTCGTTAGACATGTCTTTTATTTTTTTCATAACGACTCCTAAATAAAATATGGGGTGAGCGAAAAGGAAAATAAACACCCACCCCATTAGTTTGGCTAGAACATTATTTCGTCCTCAACCACAGGTTTAGTATCAGTTACAGGTGGAGGAGCATCACCTGTGTCAGGAACATACTCAACGAGTTCCATAACCTTAACCTTATCTAAACGTGTCCCAACAATGTCTGGTCTACGTGTATCGTAGACAGTTAATGTTACCTCTACAAGAGAGCCATTGCCAATGGTGCCATCAGAATTATAATCCCAAGGACTGTCATCAGACTTAACAACAACAGGCGCACCACTCTCCCAATCCTTACCCGTTGCAAACTTACGTAAGAATTTAACTGTGTGTCCACGTCCCTCAATATCAGGCTTACCTTTCTTTATAGAACGAGAAGCCTTAAGCTTCATGAGGTTATCTTCATCTAAGATCACATCAATTGTGCAACCACCTCCATGCCCTTCATAAGCACCGCCGTAACCAAGTAAGTCACGATTCTCTGCAAAGACCTTAGCCCACTCGCCAATGCCTGTTAGTTTTACTATACGTGTAGCCATCTGGCTCTC